CCAGACGATGCAACAACGAATTAACGATAGAGTTAACATAGACAGTCATATTTTGACCCGAAGGATTAGTTCCAAGGAAACGCATGAGATCACCATTGAAGGCAACCAAAGGACAGGTAACTTCATAAGCAATAGAGTTCATGATTTTAAGATCACGCTCAGAGTAATTACCACTCCAGCGAGCAATTTGCATCATGACTCCGAAAGCAGCCTGAGTCAACTGAGCAGGCATGCGAAGATCATACTTAGAGTAATCACCAGCAATAATACGCTCAACACCCTGAACCCGCATATGATTAGCGAGTTCCTCCCACTCAGGGCCTGCTGAATTAATACCAACAGCACACTCCGAAACAAGAGGGTAAAAAGAAAGGAAACGAGCGATCCCCAAGAAATAGGTGCGAATACCCATTTGCAAAACAAAAGGAGCTCCCTGAAAGACACGAACTTTATCCTTAGAGACATCAGTAGGTTCATCCTTCAGAGCAGATCCAAACATAGGGTTAACACATTTTCCCTGAGCCCACAGATCAAGGGCTTCAGAGTAAGCATCCATCCATTCAGGAGCGAACTCACGAGGACAAGAAATCCCATCATAATCCTCAGGATCCAAATCAGACATAAAGTTAGACTTAGGTCCCCCAATAGGATAACCGATAGAAGTAGATCCCTTCATAGAATCAATGAAACGCTTTCCATCAATACCAGAGACTACCTCAATGATTTCAAGAGGACGAACCTCCTGCTTCCACTCAGGGAGAGAGTCAAACTTTTCCTTCAGCTCAACACAATAATCATCAGCAGCACGATTAACATCAGAGCCAGCAAATCCAATAGAAGGATTACTAGAATAACGCAAAGACTCATACCAAGGGCGCCAATTTTGATTATCAACACTACCATCCTCACGAACAATAGGCATATCAAACTTAGGCGCACCCCAACGATTAGCCACACCAGTGACCTCCTCAACAATAGAGGAAATAGGAGTATCAATGACAGTAGACTTAAAGGTAGAACGACCAGTCACATTACCATAAGCAATGACAGCAGAGTCCTCAGGAATAAAGTTCAAAGGCGATTTACGATGAAGATCACCGCCAGTAGCGAACTTTTTATTCAAAAAGATTTCACTAATTTCCTGCGACTGAGGAGCATCAATATGATAGCATCCCAAACGACGAGTTTGCTCAAGAGCAGCAACGAGTTCACCACGACACAAGGCCATAGCACAGGCCTTAGGAGAACCAGCAATTCCACCAAGATGCACACCTAAGATATGCT